ACAAGAACCAGTTTTTATCTTCTTCTTTTTCTTCCTTTGTGCTACATAGGCTTTCATTATATTATGTATTTGTATGTTACTATAATGTTTCTTTGCTTTTTTGATAGCCTTAAACTCACCGTTCTTGGCTACCCTTGCTACTAGCTTAAGTTCGTATTGTACCTCAGTGCATTTTCTTTTGCTCAGACCACAAATAGGTCCCTTACGGAATGAGCAGGGAATTTCCGAATATCCAGCTTGGTAGTTTTTGCAACCATACACACACTTTAGTTTTGCCATGCGTTCGCCTTTATTATTTTATCAACCCTAATAGGGTATAGATTAAACACAATGCGACCATAACAGCCCAATACATACACAACACTATCCGGAGCTTTTTGTGGCTGAAAACCCACGCGAACAACTGCATGAGTGTTTTCAGAAATGAACTCAGGAATATATCAAGATTGTAGTTCAATTGATGAAATTCGCAATTCACTGTATTCTGAGCTCGGCATAGATGTGTTGGTTTCTTTTTCATTAGTATATCCAGACCATGAATATGAGATAGTGTATGATCGAAAATGTTATGTGTCCGACGATGAAGCCGAAGAGTGTGCATACACAGACTGCAATGAATCGGAGAAGGAAATGCGCGATACGGTTGTGCGTTGTTTCGAGATATAATGTTCTCATATTTTGATTTTATCCTTTTTAAAGAAGCAGTAGTATTTCGACTCTTCGGCAAAGAGACGAATGATCTCCGGATAGGCTTTTTCAAATAATGGTTTTTTAGGGAGAAGATTGTATGCTATTTTAGAATAGTGCTGAAGCCAGATCTGAGCGCGTTTGTGCTTTATGATCTGAGAGGTTGCGTTGAACACTTGATCTGTGAGAGCGATCTTGAGACGCGAGTCGAACGACCCATGAATGAACTCAAGGAGATTGAGGCGCTGAGATTCTGAGAGGGCTGATTTTGCAGGTTGTGTTGTTGCGTTCATTATAAGTAATCCTTTATGTGGGTGATGTCCGTTTTATCTATAATGGTGCATGGTCTGTTGATGATGCGCTGGAGCTCTTTTGCGCCGACACTGTTTGATGTGTGAATTATGATCTTGAAAGTGTTGTCCATTCTTGCAATGGCGTACGCGATGGGCTCGGTTGTCAGCTTAGGGTCCATGTTTGACATTTGATAATCGAGAATCACATAATCGATTGCAGTGTTTGGATCTGTGAGGTGTTGCAAGGCTTCTCTGTTTGTTGTTGCAGGAATGACAGTGTCCTGTTTGAGTTTACGAAGGTAATAATCTTGTATGGCTTGATCATCATCAACAACTAATATGGTGTGTGACGATACTCGGATCAATTCATTGGTGTTAAGTTCTTGACCATCTGCAAGACGTACGAAGTTCGGAGATAAGATTTCAGTTACGGTATAGAGATCATCAGAGACTCCGCCTTGAATACAAACCTTAGACCATTTACGGATCACCATGTCGTTTCGATCTAACGCAAATTGAATCATGAATCCGGTTCCTTTACACGCATCGCAATTCCTTGTTCTATCTAATTGACCATTGCATACCGGACACTTTGTGTCGCTCATTCTTAAACCTCCATTTTTGAAAAGTTGACAACCGCTTCTATAAAAGCACGCATCGGAACGCTGTATGATTTTGTTTCTAAATCTCCAAAGCGTCCTCGCGTTTCAATATCAACTATAATCGCTCCAGAGGAAGCATACACGGAAATTTTTCTATAAATGTCAGAGTCGTCTCCGATACGTTTATGCCGGTTGACTTGTTTAGATGTCACATTTGAAACATCAAGTATATTAAGATCGTCATCCAATTCAGCTTCACACACTAGCTTCTTTGATTCGCTCATGATGCTTGTCGCTTTCACTCTGTTTACTTTGCCATTTATTCCACCATCTCCACCATCTATATATAAACCCTTTTTCGATAGTGAGCCCAAAACACCGGAAAAGGATTTATTCCCGGCAGACTTACAATTGTTTAACCAACACCAACTGTAATCCAAATCAAACTCACACTGCCCGTCGTTAGTATCTAACAACTCACTTAAAACTTTCTTTTCTAATTCCGTTAATTTAATTTTCATGTATGCGTTCCTTTGATCAGTTTAGGTTGGGGAAATAAAAAACGAAGAGACATGAGAGGAACGAGCTCACAGTGGTCTCTTCGGGAATAAATAAAAACTCTCCTCGCCCAGAGTCTTTTGATTGATTAGATTTGAACTGCCTGCTCGTTCCGCTGTTCATTTGATTTGTCCTGTCTTTATTTAATTACATCTAAAGTATAACAAGTATTTTTCGCGCTGTCAAGGGGTCTAAGATAAATTCTTTTTGTTTTCAATTACTCACTTATGCTACCAAAAGCGAAAACGTAATGCAAGCAATATTTGTCGTCGAGGAATTGAGAAGTACCGTCGAGAAAAGCATATAAAAAATAATTTAAGAAATATTTTGATGGAGGGAGGCAATTCGCTTTGTGAGGAGAATCCGTCGAGACGATGGTATGAATGCATTGATTTTTCAATAGGAATATAACAAAAAACCCACAAACACATTGAAAAGTGAATGGGAAACAAAACGTAGATCAGAGGAAGGGGGGGTATGGGTATATAGTTATTGAGTTCTTTTCTTTTTTCTTTTTATTAAAATAAAAAAAATATACGCTTTACATATAAAGGACACCTATATGGGTACACCCCCCCTAAACATGATCTACGATTACTATTTGATTGAGAAATGAGTGTGTTTTGTCGCAAATCGAGTGAAATTGAGTGAAAATGTTTAGTTAGTATTATTAGATATATCAGGGTGTGGGGGTAGTGGCAGTGATCTAGGATACTTGTATTGAGTGGGTGCATTTGGTATCATGGCGGTGTTGATATAAATACATTGATGCTAGCAAAGGAGGGCTTTGATGCGGACGGTAAGACGTAAGGCAACACTCAAACGTAATGCCAAAGGGATCGCGAATCTCATTCCGTTTAAAAAGAACGACCCGCGCATCAATAGAAATGGTCCACCAAAACTCCCACCGGAAGTCAAAGCCTTAAAGAATTTAACCACAGAAAAGTTTATAACTGATTTTAATGATCTACTCGTAAAGTCTCACAGAGAATTGTGGGACATCGCTTATAGTGTAGATGAACCAATACTCAGAGTGTATGTCGCTCGCTGTTTAGTTCAAGGAAAGATGCATGGGGATTACTTTATGTTAAATATGATGCTCGATCGATTGATTGGCAAGGTAGTGCAGCCGATCACAACGCCACCAAAAGAGCCTTTGATCGTAAGGATTGACGGTATAGACGCAAAGCTTTAATGAGTATAGGATCTTTGATACTAACTGCGAAACAGATCGAAGCCACCAATCTTATGGCAACATATCAAAATGTGTTGCTTGAGGGAGGGAGTCGATCAGGGAAAACGTTGATCTTTCTCAGAAATATGATCATCAGAGCAATGCACTATCCAAACACTTGGCATGTCGCGCTTCGATTGCGGTTCAAGCACGCAAGACAATCACTGTGGAATCAAACAATGCCAAAGTTGGTGCAACTGATGGGGTTATCCGGTCAGTTCAAATATAATAACTCAGATTTGATGATGACGTTCCCTCACACAGTAAAAGGAGTGAAGTCAGACTCATACATACTCGTTGGAGGTCTTGACGACAAGGTTCGAGTGGAGAAGATCCTTGGAAATGAGTTTGCAACAATTTACGTCAATGAAGCGTCTCAGATTGCATACGATTCAGTGGAAACATTGATGACTCGACTGAATCCACCGAAGGGTGTGCCTCCACGGTTCTGGCAAGATTACAATCCACCGTCGAAACAGCATTGGGGATACAAGGTATATCATGACAGGAAGTTTCCAGATGGCAGGATTGTTCCGGCGGATGATTTCAAATGGTTGAAATTAAATCCAACGGATAATGAAGAGAACATCTCAGAGACGTTGATCAAAACATTGAGTAATCTGTCAGGAGCAAAGCGCATTCGGTTTTTAGAAGGTGGATATTCAAGTGATGACGGAGCTCTTTGGAAACGCAGATGGATTAAGTATAAGATCGCTCCAGCAACGCTGATCAGAGTTGCGATTGGTGTTGATCCTTCCGGAAGTCTCGAGGGAGATGAGATAGGGATCATTGTTGCAGGCATGGACCGCGATAAAAATATCTATATAATGTACGACGGAAGTTTGAACGGATCACCGAAGGAATGGAGTGACGGGGTACACGCAGCTTATAGAAGATTTAAGGCAGATGTAGTTGCGGCAGAAAAGAACTTCGGTGGAGACATGGTTGAAGCTGTGATCACTCAATTTGGGGATAATGATGTTAATGTAAAGCTAGTGAATGCAACGAGAGGAAAAGCAGTAAGGGCTGAACCGGTTGCGGCACTGTACGAGAAAGGCAGAGTGTTTCACACAGAGCCTTTGACAGCGTTAGAAGATGAGATCTGCACATGGAAGCCAGCGGATATTGACGGTATAGATAATAGGATGGATGCGTTGGTTTGGGCTGTGACGGAATTGATGTCAGACGAGTTCGGCGAGGCTGCCGAGGAAATTTATGAAAACGGAGTGGATAACTTATGGTAAAACCTAAAGAGATAAATATCGTAGAACATATCAAGGAGAATGGGGTGGACGCAATCTCCGAAGCTTATCGGGACCCTTTAACCGACGGACCTTGGTACAAACTCGGAGGAGAAGACAGTGCGAAAGAGTTATCTGACACAGACCGCTCTATATTATTAAAGAACAGCCGAGACCGGTATTGGAAGACATCAGAAAGCCGGTGCTTAATTGAAAGCGCTGTTCATTATGTTATAGGCAGAGGGGTTGTGTATCATGCCGATGATGAGAATCCGAAAGTGCAAGAAACACTCGAGAAGTTTTGGGGTGATCCAAAGAACTTGATGGAGCTGAGACAAAAAGAGATCGTGAGAAGGGTTCTCCGAGATGGAGAGGCGTTCTTGCGTTTCTTTGAGGATGCAGTTGGATCCTGTTACATTAGATTCGTTGAGCCTGAGCAGATCACGAAGATTGTGAAGGACCCCAACGACGCTGAGACCGTCAAAGAGTATAGGAGAGAGTGGGTGCCTGCTGGTGATTCTACCACAAGCAAAGAAGTGATTCTCGACAAAGATATGATACATATTAAACTCAACGTTGATATGAACATGCAACGAGGTCGTCCTTATATAGAGCCGAGTATTCGTAGGCTCATTCAATTAGATCAATTTGTTGAGGGAAGGGTGCGCAAGAATAGAATTGCAGCCGGACACATCCTCGAGAAGATCTTAAAAGGCAAATCAGCGACGCCAACCGCTGTAACGAAGACCTCCAACGCAATGAGTGACGCAGACACACCAACCGGAACATCTACCGCAGCAAAAAAGATGCCGAAGCTCGGATCTGTTATCGTTCATAATGAATCAATTGAATATAAGTGGTGTAATCCAGAGATCAGAGCTGACGACAGCAAACAAGATGGTCGACTGATCAAATTGTCTGTGTTGGCAGGAGTAACCGCTCCAGAGTTCTTGCTTTCAGATGCATCCAACGCAAACTACGCCTCAACACTTGTATCAGAGAATCCGTATGTTCGTAGCATAGAGGATATGCAGGATACGTTTCAAATATACTTTCAAATGGTCCTCACGAAGATCATAGAGCGTGCAATGGCGAAAGGTATTATCCCAAAAACATCGACGGAAACAACATTGAAAGAGAATGCGTTGCTTCGTTGGTTGCCTAAAGCTTTAAAGCATGATTGCAGAATAAAAGAGCTATTGTCGAAACCACAAGTGGAATCTGTACCGACGAAAACAACCACTGCTATTGAGTTTCCTCCTATGGTCCACAGTGATCTCGAAGCCGACACTAAAGCGTATCAAGTCCACTCTATGATGGGTTGGGCTGATGATAGTACCCTCGCAGGGAAGCTGGGTTATGATTATGACAAGGAACAGGAAAAGACTCAACGCCGAGAGAAAGAGAATGGCGAGGATAAGGAGAATGACAAGGATCCTGACAATTTTGAGGCGGGCAGAAAAAAAGAACTTGAAGACGGAGCCGAGGAATAATGCCTATAAAACCACAGAGTGAGAAACAATCTCATTTAATGTTCTTGAGATACCAAACGGAGCTTGAGGACATCACAGCAACGTTGCACAAGAATGTGGAAAGCTCTTTGAATACAATACTTGCACGAAACACTGGAATGGATGGGAAAGTTCCTACTGCGAAAGTTAAACTCATCGTAGATAAGTATATGCATAATGAAATGGTGAAGTTCCGCACAGAGTTAAGTCAACAAATCAAGTTGGGTGTGTCGGACTCATCTCAATTAGGTGTCAGATCAGTTGTAGCCGCAGTTGCCCCTCACAGAAAGATTGGTGCGAAGGTTTGGACAAACATGTCAGATAAAATTCGCAAACGCATCATCAATCTCAGAGGGGTCGATGGTCTCAAGCTGTCTGAGAGAGTGTGGAAGCTGGCAAACGACAATGAGCATCAACTCAAACGCATTGTTGCCGGAGATATTCTCCAAGGCACCTCAGCTGATAAGATAAGTCGAAACATTAGAAGCTTTCTCCTAAAACCAGAGACCGCTCGAGGGAGAATGAAAGATCTGTTGAAGGTGGGACAGGGTGTTTATAAATCAGCGTATAAGAACGCAGTTAGAGTGGCAAGAACAGAAACGAATCGAGCATATATAGACGGACAGAAAGACGCAGCTGATGAGTTCGATATGAAACTGAAATTCCAAGTGTCTGGAATCAACGTTTGTGACATCTGCACAGGTTACAATGGAAAGATATATGATCCAAAAGATTTCCCCGCTCCGGTCCACCCTCATTGCATGTGCCACGGGTTGACGGTACTGCCAGAAGCAGAAGCGGCTGCATTAGCTACTCCAGCACCAGAGGGATCTGGGGCAGTGATTCCTAAGGCGTCAGATTTAACTCCTGCGGAGAAGCGATCACGATATGAGAGTTCGTTGGGAAGCGCACAACGTGACATTTTAAAGAGGACTGGAAATAGATATGAAAGTTCAGAGCAAGTGTCTCAGAGCGGTGTCCGGATCTCACAGAAGAGCGGTGGAAAGTCGAATATTAAGTTTACAAGGCAAGAGGTCATTGCAATGAAAGACAACACCTTCATTCACAATCATCCACAAAGCTCGTCATTGAGTTTAGCTGATGTTATGATCTCGAGACATGGGAATGTTGCTGAGATGAGAGCGTTGGCTCCAAAATCAGCGTTTGGATCCAAGGTGTACTCACTCAAACGACCCGCAGCTGGTTGGAACAGTATTTCAGAAGAGCGTTTAAAGAGCGTTTATAGAGCAGCTGACAAAAGGGTGCATCGTCTCAATACAATAAAGATCTCACAGGATTATTCATATATGGAAAAGGCAAACAAGCTCCATCACCACGAAGTGTGGACGGAAGTGAGTCAGAAGATCAAGGGGTTTAATTATAGCATGGAGGATTTATAATGGTAGATGAATTCGATAAAGTCGAGCAAGACTTTAAGGACCTAAACTCTGGAAAAAAGAAAACTATCTCTATCGACAACGAATTGGAGAAGGATGTATATACGAAAGAAGGTGTGAAAAAATCGCAAGGAGAAAACGCATGAAAATAAACGTCAAAGATCTACCGGATACAAGTTTCGCATTCATCGATGCCGAAAAGATGAGGCACTTTCCTTTTAAAGATGCCAGTGGCAAAATCCACGTTGAGCTATTGCAGGAATCGCTCTTGGCTGCTGCAACACACCCTTTGGGAGCCACAGCCATTCCAAAGTTAAAAGCGGCTGCTAAAACCGCAAAGATAGGCGAGTACGCTGACAATTGGAAAGGTGGCGAGGGCTATTTCACTGCACAATGTCAATTGACAAGCCTTCGAGAGCAGTTGGAAACTAAACCAAAGAACAAACCCAACGACGAAAAGCGAGAACTGGTCATTCCACTGCTCGTTGAGGGCTGGGGCAACGAAGTTGACAACAACTACTACACCCCCAAGGCAGTGACGGAATCCGCTAGCTATTTGCAGTCACGACGGAAGATGTATCTCAATCATCCGAAGGTTGAAACGGATTCGAGAGATCTCCGCGATTGGGCTGCATCTATTCAGGAAACATGGGTTGATAAGTTGGCGGATGGCAGGACAGTTGCATTGGGGAGAGTCAAGATCCTCGACAATTGGTTGTGGGAAAGATGCAAATCAGCACCTGAAGAGATTGCAGACTCAATCATTGGGCGAGGAAAAGCAAGGAAGGGCGATGTAGATGGAAGATCGGGCAATATCATCGAGAGTATCGAGTACGTTCGATCATGCGATTTTGTTGACTACGGAGGCAACGTTCCGTTTGGTATGGTTGACTTTGTAGAAAACGAAGGTGGCAGACAAAATAAACAGGAGGACAATGAAATGCTTATAACGGACATCACGTTTGGAATGTTGAAAGAAGGACGTCCAGAGCTCGTCGCTGAGATCGTAAAAGGCGCAAGCACTGGTATCGCGGAGAAAGACACAAAGATTGGTGCGCTGGAAACTAAACTCAAGGAAACTGAAAAGGTAAACCTTGAATTAAAGAACCAGATCGACACACACAACGTCAAGGAAGCTGCGATCGTAAAAAAAGAATTGATCGCAAATGCGCTCAAGGAATCGAAGCTCCCTGACAATGCAAAAACAGAAGTATTCTCAGAAATTCTGATGAACTGTCAGGAATCAAAATCAGTTGTTGCCGGAAAAGAAGTTGTTGTCACAGTTGCAGAACAAGTTAATGCTCTCATCGCTGATCGTGCGGCTATCCTCGGAAAAGGTGAGCCAATTAAAGGCATGGGTGAAGGTGCGAATATGAGCGAGGAAGATACTCAGAAAGCATTCAATCAAGGCATGTTCGGAATGGAAGAGCCTAAGAAAAAAGAAGATGAAAAATAAGTAAGCTTTAGAATAGATTCAAAATAAAAGTAGGAGGAAATTAATATGTCACAGCAAAAAAAGAACTACGCTTACAGTGGTGATTTTATGGTATACATCCCCAAGAACTCCACTGGTATCGAATCCGGCGACGTTGTTGTTATGCCTCGGAAAGCGGACCCCCAATCTCGAGCAAATTTAGGTGTGCTCGGTCGGATCAGTCCAATTGCCTCGGCTAACGACGCACGCTTGTCCGTTGGTGTTGCAGATTCACCGTTCTCGACGGATACAGTCGGGACAACGTTATACGCGGCTCCAACCGCCAAACAAGCTATCCCTGTTTATAAGAAGGGTGTGTTTCAGTTGGCGATTGTGTCAACTTCTGGGAATGCCGGCGATCTGATCGGTTACTCTTCAGGAGCAAGCGGTGCACAGCTTTTCGATATTGTCGACAAAGTATCTCAGGCTGTCGGAACACTCACAAAGAGTTTCTCCGGTGCAACTGCGAACGATGTCCAGTATGTCAAGCTGATTGAGAAAGCTGAAGTTGGTTTGGATCTCGCATTCTATTTGGACAATCGTGTCCTCAATGATTGTACGGTCAAACCTATTTCCGGTGCAACGCAATCCGCTGTTATGATCGGTTATACTTTCACAGGTAACCGCGAAGGACAGGTAGTTGTATTGAAAGGGAAATATTTCCGTTTAACACGGGACACAACCCTTACTCATGCAATCGGTTGGACTGGTGGTGCGGCTTCCGCATGGAAGGCGGCTATGGTTGTAGCTCGTTCAGGTGGGTTCGCATTTCGCACTTGCTCAGGCACAAAAACAACACTTGCAACTTTCTTGACTTCTGGAATGACAGCAGCTTATTTCACGCCGCTGACTCAGTCTTCAGGAGAGGTCGCGATTGGTTATGTTGTATTTGGATCAGCAATAACGAAAGCAACCGCAGGTATGATTTTCAACTTGAGAGGGATCTCGAGATTACCTGTCGGCAATGGTTTCGGTCTGTAAAAATTAAAAATGGGAATGTTCCGAGGGTGGTCAGGGTTATCCTTTACCTGACTGCCCTCACCCCAAAAGGATATTATGAATGTTGACAGATAGACAGAACAAAACAGTCGAATACATTGGCAAGCAAGTAAATCGCAAGACGAGAGAGGCGAACGACAAGGTGTGGAAGAGAAACATCCTTCTCAACAAATCTCTTTATATTCAGGGGAACCCTTTACCAAAAGGACTCATCGCTTATTTAGTGGGAGCGGGTCCAAGCTTAGATAAGAATGTGGAAGATTTAAAAGAAGTAGGATCTCGTGGAGCTGTCGTCGGAATTGACGCAAATCTCCGATATCTTTTGCAACATAAGATCTCGCCGGAGTATTGTGTAAGCCTTGACGCATCGAATAAGATCTGGAAGATGGTGAAGCCTGTTATTCAATACACAAAGAATATAACGCTCGTCGCTAACATAGCGTCGAACCCAAAATTGATCAAGAATTGGCTCGGTCCTATTTTCTTTTTCAATTCAGTTCATCCTCGCATTGCAAGCAAGTCAGAAGAGTTTTTCGCAAGCTCTCGATACGCTGTTGCAAAGAAAGATGTCAAAGCGGGAGAGGAATTGATATTTGACAAAAACTATCGACTTGTTTTTCCGGGGGTTTTGATTGAGTTACCGTGCGGGGGAAATGTAACAACTACCGCGCACGCTTTTTGCATGCAAGTTTTAAAAGCACAAAATATTGCTTTGGTTGGTCTTGATTGTAGCTGGGAAAATGATAGTCATTTTTATGCAGGGCAGGAGCACGGAGCTAACATCAGAGCGCGGGTATTGAATGAGCAACTTCTCACGCATCTCGATGGAAACAAGAAGCGCGTGCGAACCAACTTCAGTATGCATTCATTTAAGTCATGGCATGAACAGGTTGCGCTTCAGCAACCGTATACATGCATCAACGCTACTGAGGGCGGCATCGTAGGTATCGACGATAAAGGAAATCAAGAGCCCTTCATCGGCTTTGCGCCACTTAAAGAAGTAATCGCGAACTATTCACCCAAGAATGACAAAATAAAGCGTGAAATCAAATTCCCTAAAGCTAAAAGGGAGCGGAAATCCGCAAAGGTAGAACAATGAAAGACTCAGTTGAATCACGAACCATGCGAACACTTGCGAGGATGAAAGACATTTGGGAGGCGAATATCGTCGCAAACAAACCTCTCATCAAGCAGGATGCGAGTGTTTTATGGAATGACTTTGAGAAGATCGATGGTATCTTAATTGCTGCGGGCGCAAGTTTAGCAAAATCAATACCGCAGATCGCTGAGAGAGCTCGGTCTTCGATACGCACAGAGATATGCGCTGTTGATATGGCTGCAAAATATTTGATTGACAATGGGATCCGCCCTGACTACGTGGTGTGCTGCGAGGGAAGAGCGGAAGCAGTGAAAATGTTTGATTTTGATTCAACGATGCCTTTGATTTGCGATGTAGCAACACATCCAGAGATCGTTAAAAACTGGAAAGGACCGATCTTCTTTTTCGTTATAACTAATTTTTGTATTGATTTAGATAATGATCGACAAACATTCATTGAGCGCCATCGAAAATTAAGTGGGGTGGCGACTTCATTAGTAGTAGGCGGAAATGTAGGCTCAGCTGGATTGTCGTTTTTGCTTTCAGTTAGGAACTGCAAAAATGTTCACCTCTATGGACATGATTTTTCATGGGAAAAAGGTGGTGACTTTTATTGTGGAGGAGTTAGAAAAGAAATGGCTCAGAGAAGAGTTGACACAGAAACAAAAGCAGGAACTTTGTATGAGAAAAGAGACATGCACGGAAACGACGTATTGACCAATATGAGTTTTGAGACATTCCTTGATTGGTACAAAGAAGTTATGCGGATGTATCCGGATGTTATTATAAATCATACGAATGCTGGGTTGTTATATTAAAAATAAATGAGGAGGACAATATCATGTTTAAAAGTTTAAAAGAAGCTGCAACCAGAGCTGATTTCCCGAAGTTGATGAGCTCTGGTATGAAACTGAAGATGATGGATGTGTACAATAAAGTCGAAAGCGAATACGAGAGAGTGGTGAGTTTCGAGACCAGCACGAAGGACAAAGAAACATATCCATCTCTCTCAGGAACCGCAGATCCTAAGCAAGTTCTCGAAGGTGAAGCGTTCAAGGAAGATAAGGTAGCCGAGATGCAGGATGTTGACATAACCAACTATAAGTTCGGAAGACTTATGGGTATTACGCGCGAAATGACAAATGATGATCAAACAAAAAAGGTCAAAAATTTGCCCGGAAATCTCGGTAAAGTTCATAAGAACTACGAGAATAAAGTTGTGTTTTCTGGTATCGTCGGAGGGAGCACCGCAGCTACCTGCTATGATGGGCTCGCAATTTTCACCACGAACCATCTCAACAGAAAAGGCGGAGCAGCTGTTGCTGGAAATGATAACATCTACACCGGCGTAACAATGTCGGCAGGTGCTATCGTCATCGCAATGGACATGATAGATAGTTGGACAGGGCTTGATGGAGAAGAGATCACCGTGAATGGTGTATCAATTCTTTGTTCCATGCGTTTATCGTACACCGCACGATGGTTGATGTCTGATTCAAGCATACCCGGATTTGCAGCAGGAGTTTTCGGACCGGCAAGCACTCAACCGTTTGCTGGAAAAGTTCCGATGCCTATGCTTTCAGTTAATCCGTCGAAGTGGCTGACGAAAGTTGGCGGAGCTGCACTTGATTGGTACATTCAAACCGACGTTCCGGGCTGGGTGTTTCAATGGCGCGATAAGTTAGAATTATACGCCGAAGGAAATCTCTCGCAGTCTTGGTTCGAGCGTGAAGTGATGCGCTGGAAATCTCGTGTGAGATTTGGTTTTAAAAATATTGATTGGCGTGCAATGTTGAAAGTAAGTTAGTGAGACAAATGATTCTCCGTCGGTGAAATAAAGATTTCATCGGCGGAAATCATTTGAAATTTAAACGAGGAGGTTTGTATATGGGTCACACAGTTAAGACGAAAGATCTGCAAGTTGGTATGAAAGTTGTTGCACCTATTGTAGGAGTTAAAGGCGACATCAAAGTAAACAAGGGGGAGATTTTAAGTAAGGGACACGTTGACAAACTCAACACATGGAAAGGTGTTGACGCTGCAAATCCAAAAGGCATTGAAGTGGAAAGTTCTCGCGCATCTGGATCTGCACTGCCATCTGTCGTTGATAAACCATGGGAAAGCCCGATCGTTCAAGCGAACTCTAAAAAGAAATTGCAGAGTTCTTCCAGAGTTCCGGGAATTTACGACGAGAACGGAAAGTTGTTGAATCCAAGCCCTCTCGAAAGAGAACTTGAAGCGCGCGAAGCTGCTCGAAAAGCCGAAAGAGAAAAGAGTGCTGCTGCGAAAAAGAAAACGAAAAAGAAACTCAAAGTGAGACTCAAAGCGAAAAAGAGAAGATAATATGTCTAAGATAATAACAAGACACACTACACTGGATCCAAAGATCGCTGAGCTCGAGAATTTAGTTGTATCATTTATTGACAGAGCAATAAAATTTGACATCGAGCTTGGGCGATCAAAAGTTAATTTCTTTTCGTCAGATTATGAGAGCGTCGCGAAAGATATAGATCAGTTTAGAAAAAAAGGGTTTCGAGTATTTATGGGTGGGGGAAATATTTTCTTTTTTAAATTAAAAAAGAAGTTAGCTGGCACCAAAGCGATTTGCATACAAGCTCGGGGCATGGCAAGGCGTAAAATTCTAATCAAGGAGATGACTCAATGATCTATTCGTTGATTCCAGCAAAGATGCATTCAAGAAGACTACCGAACAAGAACACATTTTCATATATGCTCGGAGACAAGCCCCTCATCGCTCACACCATCGAAGCTGTCAGTAAGGCTGGGCTGCGTCCGATCGTATTCACTGATGAGCCCAATATAAAAAACACCTATGGTGCCACGATCGCTCAGCGACCGGCAGAAACAACGCTTCCGCGCGCGACCATGCGCGAGGTGATATGTGCATTCATCAAGCACATCGACGCAAAACCAACCGACACAATAGTCGTCACATACCTGACATGCCCTTTTAGGTCCTCAACAAGTATCGGGCACGCACTTCAGCAGTACACATACTCTCAAAGCAACAGCTTGCAGTCACTAACAAAGGTTGATTATCGTCCCTATGGACTGATGCGCCGCAAGTATGAGCATGAGTTTGAGTGCGTATTGCCTCAGGGAGGAATCTATCAGCAACAGAATACTCCACCGCTTTACAAAGCGAACGGAGCGATCTATATTTTTGGGGTCTCAGAGTTAGAGAAATTAAACGATCAGTTGTTTAATGATAAGACTATCGGGTATGTATTAGATGATTGTGAGGGATTAGATCTCGATACGGATCTCGACTGCATGCTTGCAGAGAAAATACTTGAGAGGAGGGCTTGTGAGAATTCTGCTGATAAATTGTCCGGTACGCGAATCTGCGAAGCCTAATCTCGTTCCTTTAGGGGTTGGATATATTGCAAGTGCATTAAGAGAGGCGAAGCATGAAGTAGATATCCTTGATATTAATGCGCTGCGGTGGAATAAAGATCGAGTTGAGTACTGGCTCAGAATGGTACACAAGGATTTCGATATGTTTGGGATCTCTGGAATCATAACAACGTATGCATATCAGAAATGGCTCATCTATCTCATAAAGAGTATGTCTTTCCGCCCTATTGTATGTGGTGGAGGATGTGCATCTGTGGCAGGGGACCTGTTGCTTGAGCACGGAGCGAATAAAATCATCAAAGGTGCTGGAGAGAATGAAATGCTTGAGTACGTTGGCAGCAATCTCCGGTATAATAATATAGATGAGATCCCATTCCCAGCTTGGCGTGGCTTTGATATGAGCACATACCTTCCAAATGCGATTTGGGGTGCAGACAGTGGGAACAGCTCGAATGTTGCAATACACGAAGATATGAAGGGCATCAGACGAAGTGTGAACGTGGTAACGAGTCGAGGCTGCCCTTTCAAGTGTCATTTTTGTTATGACCTATTCGGACAGGTGTATCAGCAAAGAAGTGTGGAGAATGTTATCGCTGAACTAGTCGAGTTGAAAAATAAATACATAATCGATTTCGTTGGATTCGTCGATGACAATATGTTTGTCAGCAAAAAGTGGGTGTTGAAGTTCTGTGCGCAAATGAAAGAGCTGAATCTGCTATGGGGTTGCCATGCGCGCGTGAACGAAGTTGATGAAGAGATCCTCTCCGCAGCGTTTGACTCAGGCTGCCGATGGATCGGATATGGTATCGAAAGCGGATCTCAAAAGATGTTAAATTTAATGAATAAGAAAGCGTCCGTTGATCAAGGACAGAAAGCAATCGAGATGACGAGAGATGCAGGGATATACCCAAACACTTCGTTCATTTATGGATTTCCGGGAGAATCAAAAAGTACCGTCGATGAAACAATAAGTTTTTGCAATTCATTGAGGATAAAACCAAGTTTCTTTTTTGCAATTCCATATCCGGGATCAGAGCTTTTTAAATCAAATTCATTAAAGATAGTGTTGAGGATGGGCGGGTTTGAAAGATTTATTGAGCAACTAGGAGACGCAAAGGACTTCGTCATTAATCTGACGGATATGCCTGACACTAAGTTTTTTAAGATGAAAGAGCATTTAAACAAAGGGGTGAATCAATGCACGCATTAAAAGTTGTGCCGAATATGGAAAGGATCTATATCGACAGAAAAGACTTCTACGGAAAAGCAACTGTCAAGCGCCATCTGGAAAGATATCGGTGGGTGCTCAAGAATACAAAGGAATGCGACATCGCTTTGGATCTCTGCTGTGGAAGTGGGTACGGTACGCACATGATTTCAAAGAAAGCGATGAACATTGTTGGGGTTGAAATTGATGAGACTGCGGTCGCGTTTGCAAAGCAAACATACAAAGAACGAAACCTTGAATACCGGAGAACAGATCTCAATGATCCATTCTCCCTCGGAGAACAAGCGAGATTTGATCTGGTTATATGGGTAGAGGCGATTGAGCATTTCACGCCTGAGCAGATCTCAGATATTTTACCCAGAATTAAGGATCTCCTCTCTCCTGACGGTAAACTATTGATCACCACACCAGACCTTGCCTCGTCGGATGGTATGAACAAGTACCATCTCCACGAATATAGCGTGGACGAGCTCAAGGCGTTGATTGGTTATTATTTCACAATAAAGAGCACTACTGTGAAAGAAAAATTCATCTATATGATAGCGAGGCAGAAATGAACACATCATTCAGAATAAACCAACACATCATCGATGAACAGCATTCGGCATACATCATTGCAGAGATCGGTATCAATCACAATGGCAGCATGGACCGTGCGTTCGAGATGATTGACGAGGCGAAGAGGTGTGGTGTTGATTGCGTGAAGTTTCAGAAACGCACGTTGTCAGCAATATACCCAAAGGACGTTCTCGATAATCCGCATTTGCATTCAATAGGTCTTGGCGTATATATTCCGATCCTGAAAGCTTCAGAGTTTACCTATGAACAGCACATTGAATTGAAAGCGTATTGTGAATCAATGGGGTTGGATTATTTATGCACACCATTTGATGTTGCATCAGCTGTGATGCTGGAGATCATTGGTGTTTGCGCATATAAGATAGGTTCGGTGTCGTTACCGAACAGAGAGTTGCTCGATCGTATAATCTCATGTGGAAAGCCGATCATCTTATCGACAGGCATGTCAAAGTGGGAGACTATCCTCGAGGTGCACGAATATTTAAAAGCTAAGAAATCTCAGTACATGTTTCTGCATTGTGTGTCAACATATCCGGTAGATTTTAAAGACTGCAATCTTCGGATGATCGCTAAACTCAAAGAGCTAGGTGTTCCTGTCGGGTACAGCGGGCATGAGAGAGGCATTGAGATCTCAGTGTGTGCCGCTGCAATGGGCGCATGCATCATTGAAAGGCACTTCACTCTCGATAGAACTATGCAGGGTCCTGATCACGCTGCAAGCCTTGAGCCAACCGGTATGAAAAAGCTCGTCGAGCATATCAAGGCGTTTGAACTTGCAAAAGGCGATGGGGTTAAAAAAATAACACGCGGCGAACAAATTGTGATGGAATCTCTGGGAAGAGATCCACTGGGGGGCGAGTAATGTATTGGGGAGCCAAGGCACGATTTCATGATCTACAAAATGTGATGATCGAACTCAAACCGGAGATGGTTGAGTTTCATCTCACTGATAACGATGTACGAACACAATCACTCGACGAGGGAACAGTTCATCCGACGGATTACTCCATTCATCTCCCAGAATATTGGGACGGTGTAATGATAGATCCTTGCGATTTAAAAACTTTAGATAAGAATATTGAAATCTATACTCAGTGTATTGACAAGGGGTTAAGTCTTTGGAGAAGTTTTGTGACGAATTATAAACGCATGAAAGTTATTATACATCCGGGAGGCTCAACTGTTGATCAAGTGAAGTTTCCGACGGGAGGTGAAGCTGAGAAGTACAAAGCAAATCTATATGCGAGATTCAACGCGTTTGTAATAAAACTCCGATCAATTCCTCGATTCAAAGATAAGATTGAATTGCTCGTCGAGAACATGCCACCGTTCCCTTGGTTTTATGGTGGGCAATATTACAGCGATATATTTTGCGATCAAATAGAGGTGTATAGATATTGCAAAGCGAATGGGGTTGGTTTTTGTTTTGACATTTCTCACATGGGTTTATATTGTAATCACACAGGGAAAAACTTACTTGCTGCGATTGATATTTTAAAACCCTATATGCGCCAGATACACATCGCTGACGCTGAGGGAACCGCTGGAGAAGGTGTTTCGATAGGATCTGGAAATATCGATTTCAAAAAAGCGATTCCTGCATTAAAGAATATTGACGCTGCGATGATCCCTGAGCAAATGTGGGGGCACAAAAATAATTATGCAGAATTTAAAAAAACAATAGATGTCTGCAATAAATATAAAAACGAAGGGGCATAACATGGCACTAACAACTGAACAGATTGATGCACTTATAGAATCCGCAAGAGCGGCGCTTCAAACTGCGCTCGATTCACCAAAGCCGGATTATACCATCGGTAGCAAGACAATGAATCACGCTAGTTATATAAAAGTGATGCGTGAACAACTGCATGAGCTCTCTGGAATGCAAGCTGAGATCCCAAGCGAACAATCTTTTCAGTTTGATTCAGATATCAAGAGCAACGGTGACGATGATACCGAACTTCAAGGCGATGAAAATATATGAACGATTATAAGGGCGACACCACCACTATTATAGACGAATTCAAAGTTCGAGTGACTCAACGACGAACCGCAACCACATTCAACGATCGTGGGGACCCTGTGGACAGCTGGGGAATCGTAACGACAGCTGATATCGAACTTCAGCCGATTAGTTTCAAAGATCTCGTCGGTGTTGAAAGCGGCATCAAGGAAATCACTACGCACATGGTGTATGGTTTCTATGATACTTCAGGGAACGCGCTGAGCGTGTGGATAGGTGATCGATTTTATGACAGTAAAAATAAGGTGTATGAGGTTGTGGCTTTAAATGAGTACCCAAATTCACATTTTGAGTATATGTGCAAATACGTTGAGGGCAAAACTTCAACACAAGACTGGCTCGAAATAATGACCGCGCTTCTCAAGAATCAATATGATGGTGATGGTGTAACACTTAATTTCTCAACAACATACGCATTCCTCAGTGGATCGTCGATGGTCTTTTTAGATGGTGTGTTGATGGAAGAGGGATCCGGAGAAGATTACACAGAGGACGCGGACCTCAAAGGCGTTACATTTACAACCGCTCCTGAAGATGATGAGAAGATTGAAATCCGCTATACGCGCGCGGCATTCTTTAAAAATAAATATACAGGCACAGGATCACAAACCAACTTCGACACCACATATCAATTTGAGGGTGGAACGACTCTGGTTTTTGTCGATGGAATATTGAAAGCGGCGGGAAGTGATTACACTGAAGACAGTGACCTTCAAGGCGTTACGTTCACAACAGCTCCGACAGCGACGGAAAAGGTCGAGATCCGGTATTCCAAATATACCGCATAAGAGGAAAACTATGAAACTAAAACACATATTATTAATCACCGCAATGATAGGGATCTTTTCGCAAGTAGCTTTTGCGCGGTATGTTCCAAAAGCTAGAAATGTAGGCGTAAGCACCGCAACATTCGGACAGAATTTATCAGATACAGACACCACAGTTCAATCTTGTATGGATAAGCTCGACAATCTCTCGACAGGGGGAACTCCATCTGCTAGCGATGTCACAGCTGGAACATTCGATAATGATGTGAAAATCACGTCTGGAAATATAGTAGCGGCTGGAACTGCCTCTGCTTCGACCTTTCTACGCGGTGACGGTACTTGGGGCGCAGGTGGCGACATGTCCAAATCAACTGACGGAGTTTATATCGCATTCTCTACATCAACAAACGCCACCAACATAGCGTCGAACGACGTTGAGATCTCAAATATTCATGGGTCTACTTCAGCGATTCAAACGCAATTATTAGAGGTAGCCAAATCAACCACAGCGTTACAAATTGAGATCGACGCGCTTCCTACAACCGTAGAGGTTGCAGCCTCAACCACTTCGGCGGTTGTTGGATTAGCTACTTCAGTAGAGGTTGCAGAGTCGACGACATCCGCAGTAGTTGGGTATGCCACAGATCTGGAAGTCGCTGTCGCAACATCATCTATCAGGGCGGTTGATATATCAGGAGGAACTTTAGATCCAACGGTAGTGATAACCACAGGAAACATCGCGGCATCCGGAACAGCTTCAGCATCTACATTCTTAAAAGGCGATGGCTCGTGGGGCGCGCCTGCGGGCGGGGGAGATATGACCGCCGCAACTGATGGCGTCAATATAGCTTTCTCAACTTCAACCAACGCAACTAATATTGCAGCGAACGCCGCTCAACTTTTAGTGGTTGCCACTTCATCCACTACTATGCAAGCCGAGATAGACACTAACGATGTGGAGATCGCTGCGATCCATGGTTCAACTGAAGCAATTCAACAACAGTTATTGCAGGTCGCAGTTTCCTCGACAGCTACTCAGGTGGAGGTTGACGCGAATTCAGCTCAGCTCCTTGAGGTAGCCAAATCAACCACAGCAGTGCAAGCTCTGATCGATGATCTACCAACAAAGGTAGAAGTGGCGGCATCAACAACCGCAGCGGTGGTTGGATATGCGACCAGTGTCGAGGTTGCCACATCTACAACAGCGGCAGTGGTGGGTTACGCTACGAGTGTGGAAGTTGCCGCTTCGACCGCCGCAGCGGTAGCTAATTTTGAAAAGATATCGCTCGACAGAACGTATGCGATTTTCGGAGGAACTGAAACAGTCACAACAACAGCAACCCGAATCTCTCCATTCTTTACCCAAGCCATCACAATCAGCACAATGAGCTTTTGCACTATCGGCGGGACCTTCGGCTCCGGAATGATTGAAATGCGGCACTATACTGATATGACAACCGGCACAGACATCTGGGCGAGCGATCTAACTTCCACAGGAAACTGGATTGGAGCTGCCGCAGATGACTTCACCGTCCCAGCGGGCAATGCTCTATATTATGTTCCAACAGACTGGAGCGGAGCTGTAACGTTCGTTGAATTCAGGGGGTATGCGCTTTATGATTAAGAAATCAGCACTAACATTGCTTTTATTATTTTCAATTTTATCTCCAGCACTAGGCGTTAGTTCCGGCACATTCACTATTGGTACAGGACAAGACTATCCAACCATTTTCGCATTTGAGGCAATATTGGCTCCTGTATTATTGGGTTCTGTAACAGGGTATATAAATGTAAATTATAACGATACGACAGCAGTAATTTTTGCAGGCACAGTGACGAACACTACAAGCACCGTATCAATAATTTGTAACGAAGCATACCGAAGCACAGGAACTTTTGATACAAGTAAATTTTGGCTGAAAGCACCAAACTACACAAGCGCTATAACCATTCAATACGACAATGTTCTTATTGATGGTCTGCAAATAGAGAATGCCAGTACAGCAAATACAGGAACAAATATGTCAGCGTGCGTTAAATACGAATTTAATGGTGCAACAAATATAACTGTAAAAAATTGCCCACTTCGCGCTGCAAAAACTGAGTCGATTGGTTTAGCTTTTATGGTAGGAGAGGGGACCGCATACAACAACACGCTTTATGGGTTCATTCACGCAAATGGTGCAGGAGTGTATATTCGATATGTCGCAAACCCTGAGAATATTGAATTGGATCACAATACAATAATAAAGTGCGGAACTGCGGTTAAGTTAAGTGCAGGAAATGGTGGAATGGTGATGAAAAATACGTTGTTTGCTGAAAATACAGTTGATGCCACGGGAACGTATGGTGCAGGAACAGACTACAACGCTTCAACAGGAACTATCGGTTACACTGTAACAGGTAGTGGAAACACTCACGACAAAGAAAATCAAACATTTACATTTATAAATACAAACTTATACGATTATGGGTTGTCAGTAACAGACATAGGTGCGATAGACTCTGGAGAAACATTGGATTTAGTGCAAGTAGATGCTAGAGGAACAGCGAGACCAACAGGCTCTGCTTCGGACATAGGTTCTGTGGAGTACCCATACATGGCAGGCTATTGGGGTGCGACTACAAGTGAACTCGGAATGAATAGCAATGAGGTCGGTGTTACTTCTATCACTTTTACGCAAGGTGGTACAATCACATCATTGTCGGCTCAAATGAGAAGTGCTTACAGTACAACAGACGCAATATATAAACTCGCTTTATATTATGGTGGAGCTACTCCGGGTGCTTGGATAGTTACAACCTCGTCAAATGGTTTTGCTCCCGCAGGCACCACATGGGAAAAATTTGAAATGGATCCAACTTATGTAGCAGCGGGAGATTATTATATAGCGGCATTATCTCCAAACTCAGCGGGAGTTGTATATTGGCAGAGAATAACAACAAGCGGATTATGGCATTATAAAACAAGCGTCACATACCCAAACTTTGACGATCCATTTGGTACTCCTACTCAAACATTAAATAGACAGTTTAGTGCGTATGCAACATATTATCCGTCGGACGCACCAGCTCCAGCAGCTCCACCTTTATATTTACCAATTCAGCTACTATATAATAAATTCTACATCGAAGGAGAAACTCAATGGTCCAAGAAAAGCAGACTCGATTTACTTTGAAAAAAACAGGTACACTCATACTCATCATAACCGCAGCGAGCGGATTTATAAGTGCGCTCACCGCAACGAGATTTCAGGTAGAGAAACACACGGAGGAAATTGTTGAGTTAAAGAGCATTGACAAAGCAGTTCAAGAAGCCTGCACAGAGAATAAGATTTTGATCACAGAAGTGCGCACACATTACACCCACATATCTTCAGATCTCGCAGAGATCAAGGGGTATATGAAAAATAAACGCGTAAGGAGGACGCCATGAAGCTTATCGGGTTGATGCTGTTGGTGTTAAGCATGTTAGTGGGGTGCAAATCTCTTCCCGGCATTCCAAACATAAATATGGACAATCAATTGGTGAAGTTGCAAACAGAAGAGATGAATGCGATGAAAACAGAAATCGCATCCATGAAAAACACAATTGACGCGAATGCTGGAGTCATCACCGGATTGAACAACACACTCAGTCAGGTCAATAAAACTATAACCTCAGGGAGAGACAATAACATCAATGATAGCAAATTGATGGAGAGGATCTTCGAGATGCAGGCTTCGGTCGAGGAGGCGACACTTAAAGCTGATAGACACAAAACTTATATGTGGTATGCGGTGTGTATTGCATTAATCTCTTTGCTGGGGACCAGTATTGCATTGATGGGCACCCTCATCAAATTGATGATGAAATTTTTTACAAAGTACATGTTTTATAAAGAGCAAACATATATGAGAATAAAACCAGATGAAAGAAATGGATTAAAAGAATTGCAAAAAAAATAAATAAACAAAAAGGAGTAAATCATTATGAGTATAAAAAGATTTTCGTTTGTGATCACGTTTTTGATGGTGCTCGCCCTTGTACAGCTCGCACCAGTTGCGCAGGCAGCGACCGCATATCTAAGGCTCGGTGCAGTTGAGTTTTTAGTTCCTATCGATAAGAACATCGATGCGGTGGGGCTCTTCGACGCTATCCACGGTGATGGAATGGTTGGTGGTGAAACCGCTTTAGTTAGATATAATAATTTTGATTTTAATGGGGGAGCAGTGACTTCCTTTCTTGGAGAGGGTACGCCATACGCAAGCCTTGACTATGACTTTGCGGAAATCATTCCGTTTCTAAAAAAAGCGGACGTCGGTTTGTTTTATGGCTATGACTTTAATATAAACGAATCAAGGGCAGGGTGGAAAGTCTCCATTCCTCTGGAATGATATGAAGGAACCCGTGATCGGCGTGACTGAGCTGAATATGAACATGGCAACTTTTGCCCGCGACGCAGTGCGGCTGCTTAATAAAGCGGCATTTAGTGGTGCTGTATTGATTCAAAATGAAGCGAAGTCTGGTCACGGACCTGATGCGCACGCGCGTGGAAGGTATGAAGATAAAACATCAAATTTAACAAACTCGATCCAAGCAGAGAGACCAAAAACGTTTGGTGCGAAGATCATCAGTGTAATTGTAGCGGGACTTGAATACGCCGCACCGGTAGAGTTGGGCGGAACGTATAAACCTCCGAATGGGAAAGCGTGGAGGAGCGCAGCGTACCCTTTCATGTTTCCCGCGATGGAGAGTCAGAAACGATCGGTTTTAGATTTGGTGGTGCGTTTAATACAATCTATAAAGTGGGTGAACTAACATGGACGTAATAAAAGAGATGATTTACAAAGTTATGCGTGATGATTCAGAGGCTTCCGTTGGGCTCCGTGCCTTGCTTGATCAAACCTCCACGCCTTATGGAATATATAAAGCAGATCTCCCAGACAATATGGATTTCTCCGCAGGAGTTAAATGTGTCACAATGTTTCAATTGACCGGAGAGTTTGACACCTCCATGCCTAGAGAAAACTTTTCAACAGTTGCAAAACAAGAAACGTATCAGATAACTGCGTGGGGAGGGGATGCGCTAGTCAGCTGCGATAAGATATTGGATCGCGTACGGTATTTGCTCGAGGGGAAACATAAAACAACCGACCCAACAACCAATGCGGCGGTGTTTAGCATCAAATGTGAATGGGAAGGTCCGGACCAGCGCGATATCGACTATCGCGTAAACCATAAATCAGCGAGGTTCCGAGTATGGCTACAAGATTTGACACTTGCAAAGATGTAGATCTAAACACAAGAGAGGATGTTTGCACGGTGCAAGCTATGCAATCAGATAAATTTACCGATGTTGGTGATTATCCGTGCGTTGTGTTTATCCAGAAAAACACAAACGATGTCACGTGGATCAAAGTTATTGGGCGAGCTGTTTGGACCACAGACAGGATCCGCCTGAATCGAGATCTCTATTTGGTCGAAGAGCTTATCGATGGAGTCTGTAAAGTACACCGTGATGGTTTGGAAAGTAGTTTGTTAAAGCTGCAAAACATGGGGGTCACTATTGAGAAGGGCATAAAAGTTCCGGTAAAAAACGCACTCTCTCCGGAAGATAATTTCTTTGTTGATCAGTGGGTTGGAGTGTGGACGAAAAATGTATGTGAGAATTATCATAATTTGCTTAATGGGAAATCATTGAAACATCTGAAAGGTAAATACGCAGGGACCTCAGCGATCGTCGTTGGAGCTGGACCGAGCCTTGACAAGAATATTTATGAGCTTCAAGGCATCAATGCGGTGATCATAGCTACTGACAGGGCATACAAGCCACTCCTGAACGCCGGCATAGTGCCTGATTACGTTATAAGTGTAGATTGCCATGACACATTGATCATGGAGTATCTGGATAAAGTGGACAGCTCAGCGCACACGCTGATCTTAAACTCTGCCTCAGATTATCAGATCTCAAAAGCGTGGAAAGGTGAGATCCTTTACTATAACATGAGCCACGCGGGGATGCAGTTTTGTGACAAAGTTTTACCATTTTTATTTCCGAATTTGATGGCGGTCGCAAACGCTGGGTGTGTTGCAAACACCGCTGTGATAATAGCGAAGTGGCTTGGGTGTAGCAGATCGATATTAGTTGGTTGTGATTTCTCATACCCAGAGAAACGAATGTCTTGTAATATGTACGACTGGATTGATGGCAATTTTAAACAGCTCGCAGTTGATGAAGAGGAGCGGTTTAACAAGAGATCCGGAAAGATTAAAAAGAATGGGATATATACCTATCCACCGTTTTTAGATTACGAGGACACCATGAAAGTTCTGAGCAAGTGTCAAGACTTTGAAGTGATCAACGCAACAGAAGGTGGAATCATTGACAGCTTTCCGATGATGGAATTAAAAGACGCAAAGAAAAAATATTGTACTAAACCTGTTGGAGACTTAACGAGTAAAATTTAAAGAGGAGGACAAATATCATGAGTGTGGAAAAAGAAAATATGTTGATCGGAACTGGCGAGTTGTATATCGGTGATGTTCGTATTGGCAATTTGAAAAACGTCAATTTTGTTTATACAAAAGAGATGGTTGAAGCAAAACCCGGAGATGGAATCAATATAGTCCGTCGGGATATAACCAAAGAGGGCGCAATCCTGACTGGAACTCTTTGTGACTTTGATATTAAAAAAATTCCGATGTTAATGGGATTGACGATGTCAACTTCACAATTGACTGGGACAACCACCCTGCGCATCGCAGAGGAAGTCCAGCTCGGGGCAACAACCACAGCTGCAAAAACATTGACGGAAACTGTGGTGAGTACAACTAACGTGAAAGCGTTTTCGTTGGACTACAAAACTGAGTTCGTCAGGAATACGGATTATACACTGACAACTTCAGGTGCAACTGTAACAAAGTTGTTTCCGAAATCGTCAACGTTCAAAAGCAAGTATATGTTGGTTGTGTATGACTATACTGATGCGTCAGCTCTCAGAGCTAAGGTCGGTGGAAAAACTACGCATGAGGAACTTGAACTGAAATTCGTACACACCATGAGCAACGGTAAACGGATCCAGATCAATATCCCCAAAGCGCAAGTGACCAATGAGTTGAACATTCCTTTCAACGAGGATTCACATACAACGATCCCAATTAGTTTCACTGCGATCGGTGATTACACTCAGGCAAAAGGTCAAAGATTATTCACAATAACAAAAGAGGCGTAAAAATATTAGCACACGGGAGGGCGTACGATGGTAGAAACAAATTTGGATAATTTTGTGGCACTGAAGGTATTCACAAAGCAGAAAGCAACGTTTGTTGTTGGCGAGAAGGAATTCACCATGAAACCGCTCACACCAAAAAAACTATCAAAGATGGTTGAGTTGATGGAGTCGAGTGGGAAAAGTTTCAGTGAGGTTATTGAATTCAAAGAGGCTGTTGATTTTGGTTTGACAAAAGTCATTGAGCTTTTTGCGCTGATATTCGATGCAACAATAGATCAAGCTTTCGCAGATGAACACATCACGGTACCTTTGTGTTATGAAATTTGGGAGCACTTCGTTAAACTTAATCGGCTCGAGGCTCTATTACCTTTTTTTCAACAAGCCATAAGACTAACACTGTCAAAGGCGGTCAAAAAGGATCCAACGATCTAATCGTTCCTTTTATATACCACACATTGATGGTTTCTTATGGCTGGACGATCGACTATATAAGCGAATGCGTAACGGTCCCACAAATAGCGTTTTTACTTGCAGAAATCAAAGCACGTCCTCCTGTGTCTATTATGAGTTTCGGAATGGGCTCAGAAGCAACGAACTCGGATGAAGATGAGAAGATGAATTCGCAATTGAACAAGTTCGGTGACAAAGTGAAAAAGGTCGAGAGGTGGAAAGATAAACCCTCTGTGAAGTCAGTCATCAGACTCAAGGACAAGGTGAAACTCAAATGAATATAGGGAATCTCGAAGTAGGCGTCGAACTTAATACCGCAAAATTGAATAGCGGTTTAAAGAAGTCGAAGGGCTCTGTCAGTGCTTTTTCTGTTGCTATCGGGCAAATCATGGCACAGATGGCGATGCGTGTCGGTCGTGCGTTCGTTGACATGGCGAAACAATCGATAAGACTTGCGTCTGATATGGAAGAGACTGCCAGTAAATTTTCAGTGGTATTTCAGGGAATGGAGAAGGAATCTGAGCACGCCGCGAAGGTTCTGTCTGAGAGTTTTGGTTTCTCAGCGCTTGGAGCGAAAACGCTGCTTTCCAACACTGGAGATCTGCTTGCCGGTTTCGGATTCGCAACCAAAGAATCATTAAACTTGTCAATCCAAGTCAATCAACTCGCTGCTGATCTCGCGTCGTTCAGTAATTTCTCCGGAGGAGCTGAGGGAGCGAGTGTCGCTTTAACCAAGGCGCTATTAGGAGAAGCTGAATCGGTGAAGCTGCTCGGTATCGTCATCAATCAAGACACTCAAGAGTATAAAGATCTATTAAAATATTATATTGATGTAGAAGGGAAAACAAGAACACAAGCAAAAGCATACACTGCCCTCGCGCTGGCAACTAAACAATCTAAAAACGCAATCGGAGATTTTGCGCGAACACAAGAATCGTACGCAAACCAAGCACGTATACTCACAGCGAATCTTGAAGATCTACAAGTTCAACTCGGCACATACCTTATCCCATCATTAACTAAGGTGGCTAAAACATTAAACACCGACGTCATACCTGCGCTGAAAGATTTCATCAATTTATTTCCAGACGCCATCGAGGGGATCAAGGAAGCAAACAAACAACTCACGAGCAATGTCGTGGTTGAACAATTCAAACGGATTCAAAAGGGGATCCTCGCACTTTCAACTAACACAACCAAAGAAATATTTGCACTTCGTCAGCGCAACAACAGGCATCGATTGAGTGAATTTAAAAAGACCGTTGACAAAGAAGTGAAACTCAACAAGCAAGGGAACAAACAGAAATCTCTTGATGATGAGCGTACAAAAGTAGCGGCGATGATCTCTTCAGGTCAGATATTTAATTTTGAACGAGATCTCAGCGCAAAGATCCGTAAAGAAAGCACGAAGATGGCGGAGTATAAGATCTCACAAGATGAGTACGCTCAGCGCAATTTCAAAGATGGGTGGAAGCAAGCACTCGCTGAAGTAAATGTTTCATTTATAAATTGGAAAGATGTGTTCACAGGAATATTTGATTCTTTCTCCGCAAGCTTGGCGGATGTTTTTATGGGAGCAAATATCGACGACGCACTTGAGGCATTTAAAAGTGCAGTGCTTCGCATGTTCGCGGAATTACTCGCCGCAGAAGTAACCAAAAAGATTTTGGGTTTAGGGAAAAATATTCTTGCAAGTGTTGGACTTTCAGCAACGACCAGCGCCGCAACTTCAGTCGCAACCTCGGCTGCGGCAACAGCAGCAACTTCCTCAGCTGCATCATCCGCAGCCGGAACAGGAGCACTCGCAACTGTGGCAGCTGTTGCATTGCCTGTCGCCGCTGTAGTTGCTGCGATAGCAGCCATCGATGCTGGGTTCAACAGAAAATCAGACAGGCGACAAGGGTACTGGGATCAAGCTTATTATGACCGGTATGTGAAAGAATATACTGAGAATAATCTTGGAACACCTAAAGGCATTGAAGAGATGATCGCAAAATTTGGTTTTCAACAATATGGAGATAGTGACGAATTTGAGCCTGCGTATCGTCGAGTTGCGAAGTCAGAAGGAATTCCCGGATATAAAGATGGCGCAATGATTATGAAACCACAGCTTGCAAAATTTGCAGAAGCCGGTCCGGAACTTGCGCTGCCACTTAATTCTCCACAGACAATCAATGCACTGTCAAACGCACTCTCTCAGGCGATGGGGAATGGGCGCAATGCTGGAGTGAGCGCAAAGAATACAATCATCATAAACGCTGTTGTTAGAAACGACGAGGATTGGGATAAAGTTGTTAGAAGTAAAGTGATCCCCGCTTTAAATAGATACCAGAAAAAAACATACACGTCACCGTTCGTGTAAAAAGGATCTCGCACATGGTAAATGAAATAATAAAAATTAATAACACAACCGCCCTCTCAGGACTCACTGTTGCAGGAGCGACGAAATATCACATGCGCGTGAGCCGGTATTATGATTTCTCAATCATTGATCATGAAGATAATACACTTACGGTTCCGACATATACGTTGGTCTTGTCACAGGGCGTGAACAAATATTATTATCAATGGAAACATTACGCAACCACGTGGCAGAATTGGCACGAAGCACAATCGTTTCATCGTGTAACCGGTGGCGCAGATCTTGCGATCACTGACGCGAAGTGGATCATGTTTGAAGCTTCTGAGCGAGCTGACTTTGTATTGCAATTTATCTCAGCGCCTCAATACACATACACAGAGAGCCAGATGTATCGAACAGCTGAACGTAATTTGGCAGGAGATATTCTTTCAGAATACTGGACGACAAAAGGAAAGATACAATTAGACTTCGGATTCAGCAACACGATGTCGGTTGAAGAGAAAAATCAAGTGATGCGGTACTACGGAATGAACAGCAAAGATGTATATCTCGCTTGCGCGCCATCAAGTGGTGCAGGTTATTATCATAAAATCTGGAAAATACATTTCATCGAAGCGCCGCAAATTCAAGTGTTGGATGGGAACGAGGAACGCTTGATTGTTTCTCTCATCCTCGAGGAGCGCTGATGTCTGTCACAACTGAAATGGATCTGAAGGTTGGAGCACGACCAATCATAAAAGTTCAAATCACAACCTCAGGTGGTACGACTGATATATCAGCGTACCTCAAGAATATGGGTTCGTTCGACATCGAGAAAAGCAGACTCGGAGAGCAAGCGCTTGTTGCTGCTGGTGATATGATGTTCGTTTTGTCAAATCATGATGATAAATTCACAGAGCGCGTGGCTACTTCCGTATTCTACAGCACCGACTATATCGGATACGCGATCGATATTGATTATGGTTTTCGGAAAGATGATGGGACTACTGAGTATGTTGATCAAGCTGTTTTCAAAGTCATGGAAATATATCTTTCGTCTGATAGCTCTGAATGCTATATCATCGGACGAGATAATATAGAGCATCTGAATAAATTCACTTTAAGTGTTCCAGCGAACGCACAGGTCCCAACGACCACAGGTAACACAGGAAACGGATATGTGACAGAGATTCAAACCAAACCTTTTGGAGCTGTCACAGAAAACTGGACGTTGACATGCACAACCTTGGGCGGTTCGGGTGTCGGAATATTCTCGGTTGTTGGATCTGTATCAGGAAATATTGGCAGCGCAACATCCAACACAGCGTTCTCGACAGGTTCTATGATACAATTCACCCTGTATGCCGGAACCACGCCATGGGCGGTCGGTGACACATTCACATTTTCCACTGTAAAGGGGATAGAATTCACCGCAACGAACCCTGCAAAAATAATTTGGGCGCTACTCACTGGATATAATTACGATGCAGATACCACAGAAGACTGGCTCAAAAAAACACCTCAGTTGGATTCCACCCAGAGCGCAGCCAACACGGATATTGATTTCGCCTCATTCACTACCGCAGTGACAAACCTCGGCGCTACATTTAACTTGACCGGATATGCTGCGACCAATACAAATTGCGCATCTATGATCTCAGATATATTGATTCACTTTTTAGGGTCTATATATGCTGATGAAATTGGAAAGATAACCCTCAAAACATACGCGCCAACTCTAGGCGCTGCGTGCCCGCGCATTTTCAGCGATAGTAAAAAAATCAGCTCTCTGAAATACCTTCGCTCATACGAGTCGATAGTGAACTCCGCAACGGCGAAATATAAAAAAACAGCGTCGTGGGCGTGGTCGGGTGAAGTGGAAACCACTGATGGAACATACACCAAAACAAACGCAGCGTCTATCGCTACGTACGGAGAGAAAACGAAATCCATCGATACATATTGGCTCTCTGTGAGTAATGCCGCTATTCAGTGGGCGATAGATAGGATCGTTGATAAATACGCGAGTCCTGTTTTGACTTTAGAATTTGTTACTGGATCAGATGGGATCCTTCTTGCTCTTGGTGATATTATTCAGATCACAGACACAAAAACACTTCTCTCTCAACAAGCCATGGAAGTTTTTAATATAGGAAAAGATTTCACAGCTAAACCAACGCACATAACTGTTGGCTGCGATGACACAGGAACAACCGGCTGGAACTGGGGTTTCTGTGGGAGCAATATCGCAGAGACCGATCATGATTGGTCTGTTGCAGCTTCACAATCTTTCGATACTGCGACAGATTTAGAAAAGCAATATGCATACGCAAGTCAGACCGGCGGAGAAGGAACCCCGCCTGATTATTACGCAAATTAAAAGGAGCTAACAAATGGCATATTCAGATTATTCAGCGCATTGGTCGTATAAAGATTTGATCACATATCAGGATCTCAATCAGCTCGGAGAGAATGATAAAGCGCACGTTCATGATGGGACGGTCACCGCGGGAATTGTCTCGGCGGTAGATATCACAATGGCTGCAACGAATAAACTTCGATTTGATGGTGTAGGTGGAACCTCATATCTTTCAGAGGTGTCAAACGCAAACCTCGGAATCAACGCAATGAACGTTGGCATCGACGCAACGCTAAAGCTCTACCTCGATGGAAATGCTTGTGGAGGCACCACCTATTTTTCAGAGGTGAGTGATGGTAACGTTGGATTGAACAACGCAAATCTTGGGTTGGGCGCAACAACAAAACTATATCTTGATGGTGCAGCCTGCACAGGAAACACATACATCTACGAAGTCTCGGCAGACGTAGCATCGATAGTGGCTGGCGGCGCGAACAATATGGAGTTCAGAACTGCGTCAACTTGGGCGATTCAAGGCATCCGCTTTGGAGCTGATTCGACAAATAATCAGTTGAACAATGCATCAGCTGGGGCTGGAACAGCTACATTGTATATCGGCAACGCATCCATCACCGTGTCATCTGACAGGCGTATCAAACGAGGCATTGTTCCAACTTCGATGGTTGCACTTGACGCGATCTCAAAACTTCAGGTGAAAGATTTCATGTGGGACGATCCATCTGACAAAGCTATCAACAATAAAAACTCAAGAGGGATCTGGACAGGGTTGATTGCTCAAGAAGTGATTGACGTTGTTCCGTATGCGGTCAATGCGCCGCGCCCTGAGGGGAAAGAGATTGATCACAAATCACCTGATCTCTGGGGTATGGAATATCACAACATGGTTCCGTTGCTCGTTAAAGCGATTCAAGAATTACAGGTAGAAGTTGCCATATTAAAAGAGGAGGGCGTGGTATGAGAAAAAAGCTTGAACAGAGGTTGAACTTGTTGAAAGGTGTTGCAAAAGGTATGGAAATTGAGATTCAAGAGATCGACATGAGTCGCGGAGAGAAAGTGCGGTCCCTGCTTAAAACCGCAGGAGCAATTGAGGAAGTCACTGCGTTGATTGCGGAAGTAAAAGCGTCGGAGACGAAACCACAATGACACAATACCGGACCAGACTTTTGATTCTATTAATGAGATATCATCGATGGTTTAAGTCATTGAATTTGAAAAAGGGGTGTACATTTATGAAATTAAGATTACAGCGATTGCACTATCGCGAGCACTACACGATCGGAAAGTTGTATCTGGATGACTTCTATATCTGCGACACGCTCGAGGATACATACCGAGATCTCGACACACAAGAAAAGGTCCCGCATCAGACAGCGATCCCAGCGGGTCTATACGCAGTGGCATACTCATTCTCACATAACTTCGAGGTTGTGCTTCCGGAGATTTTAAAGGTTCCACACTTCACCGGCATTCGCATTCACTCAGGGAACACAGACGCAGACACCTCCGGATGCATTCTGGTTGGGTCGAATAAGCGGCGCGGTGCGCTGATCAATTCGAGGGCTAAGTTTAAAACACTTTGCAAACTATTAAAGCGTTGCGAGAATGTCACACTTGAGGTCAAGCTCTAATCGAGTATGCCTGAGATCTTAAGCAAGCTCATGATGCTGTCGTCAATGCTCCAATAGTATTTTGAATTTTTACCTGTTCTCCGAACAACATTTAACAGATAGAGATCTTCGAGAAGACGAAACACTGTCGCAGATGGCAGTCTCGTAAATTCGGAGATCTCTTTTGTTTTGAGTTCATGCAAGCCATCTTCTTTTCCGGATCTATAAAGTGTATATATGATAGAGATCAATCGGTCAGGGCAGGTGTGAAGCGCTACCTTACACATGCAGAGATACTCTCTCAGCCCCAACTCTTTGAGGTCTCGCATGATACCGATCCCGATTCCCAACTTCATTAATTGTTTCGCAAGTCGTGTACCGACTTCCGTAGATGGCTTATATAAAACCTGCTGCGTGTAATTATCACGAACAACAACTCCACGCATCTTCGCACAAAACTGAGCTAACGCAATAACTTTTTTGAGATACTGTTGTGGAAACTCCGGAAGTTTTTCATCAACATGTTTAGACATTATACGAAACGCTGCGCCCTGCATCTCTTCTCGCATCACAAGTTCGTTGTTGATGTTAGCGAGCGCACGCATGATTTTTTTCTCTTCATTGATGTGCGTATCAATTTGAATTCTATATTTTAAAAAGCGTTCACCGAGGCTTTGATGGATTGTTGAAAATGAATCGATGACCGGTGTCGTTCCTGCAAGGATCCCGAATTTACTTGTGTATTCTCTGCGTAAACCGGTGCCGAATTGTTTCTCGGTTTTTCCGTCGTATACATCGCGAAGGATACCGAAGATCTCATCTCGCGCTGCAAAATGCATCGATGTTATTGTTGTAAAATCTTTCAGCACCAAAATCTTTCCGTCGAGTTGAGGAATCAACGAAGGGTCTTTTCCTTCACTGCCCCATGTGTATCCAGAGATAAGTGAATGCGGTGTAAGTGATGTGAGACATGTAATCTGAATGCACTTCACTAAGCTCATTAATAGTTCAGATTTACTTCCACCCGGAGGTGCAACCAAGAATAACCAAACAGGATCTCCGCTGATATATAAATTCGCAAAAATAGATCCGAACATAATCTCGAGAACATGTTCATCAGGAAGATGCATCCATTTTTGATAAACCGCAAATTCTTTTTCTAAGTCAAGATCACCCTCAACTACCTCAGGTGAATCTCCGTCAATGAGTTGTGCCTCAGGTGTGTCTCCTTGTTTGAGTCTCGGCGTATCAACGAAAAGTTTTTTTAAATTACGCCAACACCCATTGAGTTTTTTAACTTGAATTCCGTGTTTCACCCAGTCACGCAAATCGAATCCTGTTGGGAGGCTATCCAACCAATTTATGAAGCTGATAGATCTAGCAGTTCCATTTAATAATTGATTGACCTTAACTTCTCCAGCCTCTCCTGCCTGATCATTGTCGTACAAAACTTGAACGTCACAACCTCTGAAATGTGGGAGCCAATCTTTTTTGAATATCCCTGCGCCGGACACTGCCACAACTGCGCATGTGTCACTCATTTTAAGCTTGCCGAATAGCCATTCAAGCGCGATCCCATCCCATTCACCCTCACATAGGTATATCGTGCGCCTTTTCGCTATCCTGTGCGCATTCATGAGACTCTGAGTGGATCCTGCGGAGGCTCTGGTCTTCATTTTAAGCTTGTAGAGCCTTATATCGCAACAGCTATCTTTGCCATTGACAATGGGAATTGTGTAACGTCTGCCGATAGGGTCCCAACCAACCAGCCAACTTCTAAACGCACTCATCGGGATCCCGCGATCTGCGGACAACCGTTCGAGGTGTTTTCGGTTTGAGGTTTCATACAAATTCTTGTGGTACATCGATGCCAACCGATGCAATATATTTGGAATGTTTCCCTTCAACCCACAAGACTTACAATCCCACAGCCCTTTGTCTTTATTAATATAGAAGTGATCTTCTTTCCCACAAAAAACACAGTCAGTGATTATCTGATTGCCGACTTCTTTGTTTGCCCTGATATGGTGCTCATCTAAGATTTTCAAAATCCCACTCATTCGCTTGTCTCCTTATGGATTGATACGCACCTTTTTATCCCACGAACTGCTTGACGTAACTTTGTCTATTTTAACATGAAGTTGTTTCACATCAGGAAATACACCGTGATGATTCTCCATGATGCTTTTTAACTTCAATAATAATGTTCTCGTTGCAAAACGACTTGGCAATCCAAAAATCAGTTCATCATGTAGTGTCATGACCAAACCACCGCCGATCTTTTTCGATTTGAAATAATCCGAGCATTCGATCATCTTTTCTTTGAGTAGATCCGCACAGGACCCCTGAACTTTATAATTTATTGCGCGATAAGAAGCGTCCTGATCCACGTATAATCTGCGACCATAGGCGTTGTGAATATATCCAACGCGCTCAACCAAGTCTGAGCAATCATCAATATACGCAGTCAGTGTTGGATATAGATCACTAAACTTTTTAATATACCCACGCGCTTCGTTGAGAGAGCACCCAAGCGCGAGACTTACTGCGCGAGCGCCCATCCCATAAATCCTACCAAAAAACATCACTTTCCCCCTGTCTCTCGAAGGTGAACTCTTGGAGGTTGAAAGTTCTTTTGCAACAATATCCTCGCCTTTTCCCCATATACTATTTGCGGTCTCAGTATGGAGATCTCTTCCAGCCAAAAGCGCATCCATCATCACTCGTTCCTGAGATAAAAACGCAGCAGCATACACTTCGACTTGTGAATAATCAAAACAATACCACACATACCCTTTCTTTGGTCTGAATGGACCACGTGCTTGAACTGGTTTTATAGATCTACCCTCAGAGAATGCTGAGACATTTTGCAAGTTGGGTTTCTTACAGGAGAATCGAGCTGTTATAGCACCCATCTGTTGAAAGTTTGGATGCAACACCCAGTTCTCTGGATCAGTGTGATCAGATTCATCTTTGAACATCCCAAAAAAACTAGCGAGCGCATGCTCCGCAGCTTTGTAGCTGAGATACGCATCGATGATTGGATGTTTTATTTGTATCAACAATTTTCCGGTCATTTTCTGCTTTCCGGTGGGTGTGAAATTGTTGCATGGAAGTTTTAGTTTATCAAAAAATAATCCAGCCATTGCCGGTTTGGAATTCACGTTTATATCTTTGACCCCACCTAGGCGGCACAACTCTTTATAATGCAAAGCCGATTGATGTTTGTGGGTGTCGATTTCACGCTGTACAATTTTAGGGTCCAGCGTCACTCCCTGTTTCTCCATGGCGTAGGTGACATGCAAAAGCTTCAGCTCTTTCTCATATATGAAACGCTGATCATCACTCGCATATAAACCCTCTAAAAATTCATACAATCTTTTTGTGCGCAAGACGTCCATGATAGCGTACTTCGCAACCTTCTTATGGTCGGCTACCATCCAATAGTCCGCGGCAACTGACTTTGAAAGTTTGTGCCCTTTCTTTTTTGCTATCGATCGCGCTTTCATGCATGCGCGTTTTAGATCTGTGAGCTCATCATCGTTCATTCCAAGCAGCTTGACCGTCAAAGGTTTAAGCCCATAAGTGGGAAGGTCGTTGTGATAACACTTCGTCATGAAAAGCGTGTCCTCAACTCGTCCGTTGACGCTCAGCCCAATTGAATCGAGCATCCCAATATCAAACTTTGCGTTGTGAAACACTTTGGTGGTTGTGGGGTCCTCAAGAAATTTACGTAGACCCTCAACATCAGATTGATTGACTGTGACTTTGCGCGTGAAAGGATCTACACCCCAACGCACATAATAGCGTGTCTCAGCTTCGTCGTGCCAACACCAACTGACAATGTATGGACGATCTCCGGTCCAAGGTGAAAGCCCTGTTGTCTCAGTGTCAACCGAAACGATCTTTGCATGAATCTTAAATTTATCTAATCTGACTTTTATACGCACAGTTGATCCTTTTGTTTTAAACTCTGTGGGGCAGGGCGGTTTTAAAATCCGCGCCTGCCACCCATTCAGAGTGATTTTACTTCTTTGCTTTACTTATCCAGCGACAGAGATCTGATCAACTGCCACACGGTACTTCTTTCCATTATGTGAAACAATCGCAGTGTCTTTTTCCTCTTCAAGGGTCACGACTTCACCTTCAACCTCTTTCTTGTCGAGATTAAAAAACACAGGCATACCAACTTTCAACTCCACGCCGGCGCCATCATCGATGACCTTAGGAGCATCCGCAACAAGCTCCTCCGGAACAACTTCAGCTTTTGCCGGAGTTGCTTTTGCCGGAGCCGCCTTGCCTTTCTTGGCTTTAGGTTTCGCTATCTCATCCACAGGTTCCAGATCCTCAACTGGTTTCGCTTCAGAAGATCCGCCACCGATAGATCCGGTGCCGAGCACCTTTAAAATATAAACATTTTGAAACGTGCCACTGTCACCTTTTCCAGCTTTGGTTTTCAATTGGATTTTAACGATCGACCCAAGGATTTGCTTGATGTCCTCGTCGAGCGTTTCAGGATCATCAATCTCAAGACCCAAACGAGACAGTGTGTTGACCGCAATCTGCACGCTCTGTTCACTATCCAATCCGGTATATAGGCGTTTTGTTTTGTTGACGAATTCACCTTCTTGAACTTGGAATTCAATCATCATTTGCAGACGCCCACTTCCCTGAGACTCATTGACGTCAGTGTCGATGACTTTTGTCAGATACCTACCATCGTCGAGTTCATCAAAACCACCAGCTCCCTTGTTTTCGTTTGCTGTTTTCCACAACCCTTTCAAATTTTTCAACTTGCTGCCCATAAGTGCATCCTCCTTTAGTTTTATATACTTCTGCAACTACTTCTTACGGATCACCATACGTCTTCTTGCTTTTTGCATCGGTTGTGATTGTGCTGCAACCTCCTCTTTAGAATTGAACGCCTCAACAAAATTAGTATACGCTGTTTCAACTGTGTCTCCCATATCCACCTTATTGACTCCGATGAAGTTTTGTGTCAACCGGCATCCTGCGTTGATCTCTTCGTTGCCTTTAATTTGGAGGAATCGCTTTCCACCATCATATCCGTAATAACCCCAAACATCGACCATAGGCTCAAGTATCGCGCGCCCTTGTTTTGAGAGGGTTGGACTGATCAAATAAGAGTCACCCTTCAATCGTTTGATACTCGCTTCTTTAGCGTGTGAGATATAAACAACGCCCCTGCCAAGTTTTCCGAGAGCACTCACATATCTCGCAAACTCATCTTTTACCAACTCATATCCCTTACCCCATTCCTCATCCGATGGGTGATCGATCGCAAGTCTTTTGCACATATAATCTGAGCAATACTTGAACATCAAATCGACAGTGTCAATGATGATGGTCTTGAATCGATCCGTGTTTTGTAACTGAGCGTATACATCGATGAGGTCCGCCCACTTGTTGATGTCTGCACGGTAAATCTCTAAAGACTTGGCGCCCGGCTCGAACATTAAAAACAGTGCGTCTGGAAATTGTGCAGCCAATGACGTTTTTCCAATCTTCTCTCTCCCATATAAAAAGATGGTGTACTTTGCGAGATCTTTCTCTCTAACTGATTTCTTCGACGGTAAATTAACCACGAGACCCTCCTTGTTTTATTATGCAAACTCTTTTTCTATTTCTTGAAACTTTTACACACACAGCTTTGCGCTTTCGCTCTTTCTTTCCAAAATTTGTGTAATTATTCATCGAGCATATCTGCAAGAAATCACAGTTGCCATAATTATTTTCACACTTCGTTGTGTTGCAATACTCCGGAAGCTTTCCCTCTCTCCAGAGTTTATACTCAGCAAGGATTGGATTGAGCTCATCAGTAACCCACGCGTTATAATCCGCTTTTGAAATCAAGGTTTGAATGCGCTTGAAATAAAACTCAGGGCGGTCATTGATATCAACCTCGAATCGCTTTGCGAATTGTGCAACAGTCTCATCGACCTTCAACTTTCCCTCGAACTTTTTTGCTACATTATAAACCAACGCTTTTGGAAAGCGACCGGTTGCCATGTGAATGGCGTGCAAATAATAAAAGGTTTGAAAGTCAATGTGCAACATATCAACGATGTCTCTGTTGATGCGCCCTTTTGTTTTCGTTTCAAAAACAAAAAGGTCCTTGCCTATTTCATAGATCCCATCGATATATCCATGAAGCACAATGCCACGATATGGAATCTCAAATTTATGCTCCAAAGAAATCCACTTTTTAGAGCCATTGAAATCTGAAATGTGATGCCTGATATATGCTTTGATAAATACGGAAATAAGCGCAACATCGATCTCCATCTCAATGAGGATCTCTTTGCTTTGGACGAGACCTTGATTCTCCTCTTCCCATGTCTTGAGGTATGACGCCATCTCTTTATCTACGACCTCAGCTCTTGGGACAACATTCCTTTTCATGGAATATAACGTCACCAACTCCAGTATCGCATGGAACATCTTTCCGAATCTCAACGCCCTTGATGATTTCTTGAGGAACCAACCATCCAAAGCCAGTCGCGCTTTTTTTCTACATTCCAGAAATCGGGAGATCCCTGAGTATGATATACGTATTAAATTCTCCGACACTTAAAACCTCCCCTGAAGATATAGTCCTATCCCGTATGCGTCCCACAGATGTGTTGATTTGCCGAGCCACAAATGCGGCGGCATGATTTTTTTGCACCTCCTTATAGTTTCTGTTTTAGGTAATTGACCTTTCCACTCTTCAACTGGAATAGGTTTGAATGTTGCAAGCGGAAATGTTGCACGGATGCAACCGATCAAATAAACCAATTTGAATATATCGCCTCGATTGATTGCCGCAATGCCAGCCGCGCTCCGGAATGCTCTGGGAAATTCGATGTATAAACGAACCACAGACATTCCGGATCTGCGAGCCCAGCCAGATATCATCATGGCGATGTCCATAGCTGAGAGGTGCCATGTCTCAAGTTTACTTGTGCAACTGAAATGATCAAATGCAATAAGCGGAATACCTTCACGCTCAAGGTTGTCACATTTCCACGCGATCACACCTGTACCGCCTAATCCCGGATCTACTGTAAAATTTACATTTCTTCCTTGCATTTGCACTCCTTTGGTATTTCAAACACCCAACACACCCATTGAATTGCAGGCATGCCTCGCATACACTTTTGTGTTTTTAATTTCTCGCCGATCTTAACTGAGTACGCCGAGAATCCATCTCCATCTTTTATGATGTGAACCTTCTCTCCGATTATTCTCGCTCTTTTTTGTGCTCGCTTAATTCTGCAAAAGTCACACACTTCCATTGAGCCCTTTCCTTTGCCCTGATCCTCCGCATGGAATGCACGCTCCGCCTCTGCTTGATTTGCCGGAGCCTCCACACGCCACACACTTTGAGCTTGGTTTTTTTCTGATCTTAACTCGCATCAATCTCTCAACTGATCGTCTGTTTTGCAAAGCCAGCATCCCGCGGCTGCGAGAACAACTACGGTGACAATGGTTGCACCTATGAACCATAAAGCAGCTTCTAACATGATTTTCTCCTCGGCTCCCAGTTATTGTACGTCTTACATCCTGAAAATGAGGCACACAAACCTTCACCATCTGAAGCTCCACACGTCGAACAGTCTTTCACCTCAGGGACAGGCTTGACCCAATGAACGTAAACCCACTCCCCTCCAGCCGGTCCACAAAGTCTCGCGTTGTAATTTGCGTGGCACCCATTAAACATCTCTATGTCGCATATTTTGCGCACGCAACTTTTGCAGCTCTTCACTCGGTTCCATGATCTCATCAGCTCAGCGCCATCGATAGGGTAACTCCGATCAACACAGCCAATAAAATCGCGAGCGTCAACAAAAGAGCTTCCAGATCTTTATAAATTGGAACCAACTCATCGAGCATAGAACTAATCAGTGCAGGGTCCATGCCTTTCTTTCTGTTGATTGGGCTCGCATACGCACTTCCCAACGCTTCCTCTAACTTCTTTCTCATACAATCCTCCCTGTTATTTAATGTATCGCTTCAAAACCATTTCCCACAATAGTTTAAAACTGAATTTCTTTTCTCTCAGGACTTCGAGAATATCAACCTCGATTGAATCTTCAAACAATAGATCTATATACGCCGGAGGAGAGATCCGTTCTGCGTGTGAGATACGCTTCTCTGATTGGCTTCGTTCCTCGGCACTATATGAATTCGTGAAGTATATTGCGGCTGATGCGTTATGAAGGTCGAGTGAATATTGTCCGATCTTTGTTTGTAAGAGCATGACATCAGTCTCACCTCGTTGAAACGCTTGTTGTGCGAGCATCCGGTCATCCACTGTCATTGTTCCGTAAAGTGCGGCAACTCTGTATCCCGCATCCTCAAGAACTTTTTTGATCCTGCGCAAACCATCGTTGAACCTAAACCAGCAGATCACTTGTTCATCTTTATGCTTAGCGAGATACTCAAGCATCCAATCTTCTTTGGCTTTATTGATGATAAACTTCCACGCATACCCACTGGCGATCTTAGACAACCAGATTGACTGAGTCATCGCATACTTGGTTGTGAAAGCTTCGTTGTTCAGCTTGAGCTCAAAATGCTTGAGAATGCGCTCTGATTCTCTGATCTGAATTGCGTTCATCTTAAATAAAACCTTTTCTCGGGTTTCCCTTGTATCCCATCCGGCACTCTTTTGTGACATGAATATTGTTTGCTTGTGTGTGAGAGCTTTGAGTTGATCATACACACCATACCTTAGAACCCAATCATATTCAACTTGAATCATGTGCCGGCTTCTGAAATGCCAGAAGTCTTTACAGCCTAGGCACGAACCGTCTTTGAATATGAGCTGAGGAACCAACTCAACTATGCCCTCAGGGTTTGGAGTTCCGGAAAGCAAGATCTTGTGCGGAATCTTCTGATAATACTTCATCAAGGTTTTAGTTGTTCCAGACGTAGGGTCCTTCATCCTGCTTGACTCATCAATGATGATCGCATCCCAATTGGCTAGGTGCAGTGGAACAGTCAATATTGTGGCAAGGCTCGCCATGTACCAGCCATCTTGAGAGCTTGTGCACGCCTCTAGCTTGAGTTTCCGGCTGGTCAGGGCATAGATGGTCACTTTCTCAAAAGTAAGCTCCTTACGCCAGCTAACCATCGCAGTTTTGGGGCACAGCACTAGTACGCGCCTCAGCTTCTTTCGGATGCAGTATTCAATTGACACCAAAGACTTGCCGAGGCGCATGTCCAGATAGATAGCAGGGTCCTCAAACTTGAGAGCCCTTGCCAGCACTGGACGCTGCCATGCAAAGAAACTACGATTGCGATCAGGGATGTATCTGTGTGCTTTCATGCTTATTTCTTGCGCGCCTTTTTGATTGGCTTTGATTTCGATTTTGCTTTAGGTTTAGGCTTTGCGGTTGCTTTAGCTTTCGCTTTAGTTTTTGCGTCTGCCTCAGCAACAGATCCTTTTGCGGTTGATTTGAGTTTTACACGACCGAACAATCCGCGATTGTAATATCTGCGCATGTCACTGACACGGTCGAATGATTTGAGTTTGAGATCCGGAAACTCTCGCTTCATACGATCGGAGATATCTTTGTCCGTTCGCTTCGGTCTGCTGAGTTCGTTTCGCATCAGAATTGCGAACCACGTTTTCCGAACACTGACGTGCGTTGTTCTGCCTACGCCTCGCATCTTCATTGGTTCGGATTTCTTTGCCTGCGCTTTGGTGTTAAGCAAGCGCTCACACATATCTATTCCTTTCAAAGCCCTAGAATTATTTCTAGTTTGGACCCGCTTTGGTTTGGATTGCGGTTTTGCTTTTGCCTTTGGTTTGCTTTTTGGTTTAGTGTACACAACCTCTTCTGGCGGCAGCGTCACCACCTTTGTGAGATCCTCGATCTCTTCCGGCTCTTTAGAGGTGGTTAAATCTACAATCTCATCGTTCGTTTCCTTTAACATCTCATCGCTCCTTTGAATTTTATTTTTGATTCTGTCAGCGTTAGCGGAGTCGATGCTCGCCCTTTGGGCTTTAAGCACCAACCCGCAACGCCTTTCACAAAATGTAAGCCTAATCATGTGGGTACATCTATGCGGACATGATAATCACCTCCTGAACCAACCAGCCACACTACGACGAATCTAATCTCAGTTTTTCTCTTCGATCGATCGATCAAGCGTACGGTTTCGTAATGCTCCAAAAAGATATCTGCTATCTTAGGCAGGAGCTTTTGTGCCAAACGATTGGGCACATGGATGATATAATGTGATTCGATCTGTCGCTCTATGATAACACCTTTGAGTTTGAAAAGATGTTCAATGTACATTTTGTGTTTTTCGCTTCACCATCATTCGCTTTGATGGGTTATTAAATGACTCATACATCTTTAATTTGATGGCAGTGTCTTCCTCAACTATACCAGCCGCAACACCGACCGGAGCTGTGTTGTCGACATAAGCGATGATGCTGCGTGTGCTTGTGACTCCATAAGTTGCTTTCGGAAACCTATTTTTTATCACATTAAGTTTATATTGATTGACTAAATACTTGAATTCACCATCAGTAAAAACGACGAATGTGTGATCGTTCACAGGTATGTTTATAGGTTTATCAGACACGCCAGCAAATCCTACTGTGTCGTCCGAGAAATAGTTCTCGACAGTCACTGGCTTTGTTTTTTCATTTAAAAGGCGATCAATAACTTTCATAGATATTACAGCGCGACAATAAGCACTGTAATTGAATGCTTGATTCTTTATTGATTTGGGCACATCGCCTTTAACGAGGGTAGTACCGTCAGAGAAATACCCTTTCGGCGCATTAACAAGGTTGTGCCGGAGATCTTCTTTGTTTGAGTGCAGCTGACCAACTCCTCGAGGCTTCGGCTCGACAGCTCCTCTCGTTATTCTCGCTTCATCCATCACCCTGCGTTTAAAAACAGTTAGCGCCTGTTTGTTATTGTTTATGTAAAATCTAGCTCCGTCGTTAGCTTGAAACGTGACACAACTCTGAGTGGTTCCTGTCAAAGGCGCCCTCTTTATAGCGAGCTCTATTTGTTGGACCCTGTCTCTTTTACTGATAGTTTCATCAATCATGAGACCCCCATCTGGCTCTTGCAGAAATCGCAGAGCTCGTGTAATTTTCCGTCTTTAAATAGTAACGTTATAGTTTCAGAGACTTTGAAACATTCAGTGCAATGCAAGCGACGCCGGTTCTCTGAGGTTGTTGGTGGTGCCGAGATCCGGACATTGCGCCGGATGATGACTGGCTTCGGTTTGAGCTTAACTCGCATCTTCAGGTTTTCTCCCTTCTATTATATCGATCCGTTTAAATATCAACTTGATCAGGCTTCTCTATCTTGGAGAGTTTCATTTTAGATTCTCAATGAGCCAATCGAGGCGGTCTGATTCTTCTTGTGATATAAACGTAAATAGCATTATTTTGTTTTTAAAACTATCTCCCCATAGCTTGTCGTATAAATCCCACACCAACTGCCATAGGATTTTAGGGTACTTATCATAAATTGCAAGAATATATTGATTGAAGTTTAAATCTCCATTTCTAAATTCCTCATCTTCTGGAAATTGTTGCCAAGAATAGCAATGTATATACGCATCATCCACCCCTGCCCTAATCTTGATAAGGTCAAGCACTTGCTTAGTTTTTGTCATGACTTCTCCTCTGCCCTTTGTTTTTCAACAAGTAGGCGGTTATTTTACCACTTAACATATTAATTACTCCACTTACTACATAAGATAAATCATCTTCTCCACCCATTTCATCATTTTCTAAGTCAATCGCATAATCTAATAACTCTTTAGCATCGTCTAATAATGACTGAGCTTCCTTTAATTTTCCCATATCTAATATATTCATACACACACTCCTTTAACCAATCCGAGCATTATATCTTTGTGGTTTATTTTAACGACTTAAAATACTTTATAGCACCTAGATACTCTTTAAGATATTGTTTATTTTCTTTGTGTGTTTCCCTTACTCTTTTCTC